TACTGCGTATGTTTCTTCTGTACCTGCCCTAGCTAAAGGTAACGTAGGTACACTAACAAAATTACCTTGCTCTGCCAAAGATTCATTAGTTGCTTGGAAGTTTTCTACTGCCTGTTCATTAGCTTCCTTGTTGTCATACACTAACGGAAGAATAATATCCTTTGCAGAAGTTTCCTCAGGTGTATAAGAAGTAACTTGACGCCTTAACTCAGCACGACCTTTTTCTGCATCAGTAGCTAGCTTGTTAGCATCATTCATTAAACTTGCAGCTTCGTTAGGGTCTACTATTTTCATCTTTAAAGAAGCTTGTTGCTGCTCTACAGCTAAAGCTTCCATAGCACCAAACTGACTTTCATAGGTACTTATTTGTTGATTAGTTAGTTTCATAGGTTTCTTACCCTAGGGTCTATAAGTTTTTGTAAAGCATTACCACCCTCAGGCATCCCATTAGTTACTTGACCACTAGCATCAACTACAGCTACACCAGCAGCCTCGGCAGCAATCTCTTCCACTGTCTTAGGTGTAAACCTGTTAGCGTCACGCCAAACTTGTTGCTCTGCTTTATAAGCTTGTGGAGTTGGGTAACCATCTTGAGCATCAAACCACTTACCCATGTGTAAAGATTCACCTTGCTCAAACTCTACAGCTTGGCTGGCTAAGTCAAGTATTAATCGGTTACCTAGTTCAGTGTTACCTAATCCCATTGCAGCAGCCTCAAACTTTTGCATTTCTGCGTTAGAGATAGCACCTTTGGTTTGTGCAATGTACTTAAGCACAAAACTCATGGCATTAGAACGGAAAGTTTCACCAGCAGCAGCGCCATACACATCAGCAGGAGCGCCTATAGCCATTAGAACTTTCTGTAACCCTAAGTAAGCTTGAGAGCCAGCGCCAGTATAAAGGTCACCTGAGTTAAGAAGTTGAAGAGAACTCTGTATTAAACGCTTTGTAGGTTCTGATTGCTCAAGCTTAGTAGCGGCTGTTGTCAACAACTGTCCCATTGTCTGTGCTTGTTCTTTACCCATCTGCTTTTGATAAGAGTCTTCACCAGCACCAAAGAGGACTTTTGCTGCTCTTAATTCTTCTTCCGCTTTAGCAGGACTTAGGTACGTAGGGTCACTAGGGTCTAACTGAGAACGATTAGTTATTGTCTTACTTAGTGTACTTAAGGCAGTCCAGTTTTGTTCTGCTGCTGTAGGGTCACTACCTTTAGCATTTCTTTCAAGTTTAAGTTGCTCGTAGGCCGCTTCTATTGCAAGAGGGTCGCCCTCACGTACACTTTCAGCAATTTTAGGCATAACTTTCATAACACGATCAGCTAATCTATTATTACTTTTCTGCTGTAGTTTCAGCTTGTCTGCCTTTGCTAGTTCGTCTTGTTCTAACTTTATGGCAGCAGCTTCTTCTGCTAATGTAGACTTAGCATTTTTCGCAACTAAGCTGGCTTCTTGATAAAAATTTGCTTTAAAAAGACGCTCTGCTAATGCTTTTTGTTCTTCTCCTGTACCTTGAGAGGAAGTTGCAAAATCTTGTTGCATAGCTTTTTGTGCTTCTATCGTAGCTTCACGTTGCTCCATTTGCTCGTCAGCACCACCAGAAGCATTACCTAAGGCACGACCTAAGGTTGAACCTAAGAAACTTATGGCTTGTGCTTTAGCAGGGTCACGTGCCCTATTTCCAGCTTGAGTCATAAGCTGCCGTTGTAAGTCTGTAGCACGTTTGTTACGTTGCTCTAACAAGTCGTCAACAGACGGGCCTTGTGTAAATAAACCTTGATATGCCATGTTATCTTTCCTGTGTCTTTTAAGTGTATGTAGTCTTAAAGTTTAGCTTATTAACCAAAGATTTGCTTATAAAGCCAACCACCAGCGTCATTTATAGCTTTACCACCGCCAGCAGTACCAGCGTATGCTGTACCTATTCCAGTAAGACCTGTGACCCAAGGGTTAGGTTGATAGTTAGAAGTATTCAAAGCCGCTTGACCTGTCATACGTGCAGTCTCTTGACCTAACAAACCTAACTGGTAGTTCTGGCGTAAAGCTTCTGTCTGTAGAGGTGCGCCAGCTAACTGAGCTTCAAGTGCTGGTGCCTGTAAACCACCTGAGAACATACCTGCACCAGTACCCATAAGATTAGAGTATTGTTGTTGGTTAGTCATTTGATTAGTGTTAAACTGATTCAAGTCAAGACCAGCCTGTTGCATCTGTTGACCATAGGCGTCATTGGTAGACTGTGCTGCTAGACCAGCTAAGGCTTGTGATTGTGCGTTACTAACACCTAAAGCGTCAGGCTGCATCATCTGACTGCCCATACCAGCACCTAAGCCCTCACCAGACAACCTAAGACCTAAACGTCCTTGACCAAACATACCCTCTCTAGCCTTAGCGTTCTGCTGTGCAAAGGCTGGCTCAAGTAACTTACTACGTTGATTAAATAACTCTGTAGCACGACCTTCGGGGTTGAAGTTATAATTAAACTGATCTGGTGCTTGTTGGGCTAGAGTAGAGGCTTGACCAAACAAACCTTGACCTTGGCCCACCATGTCACTTATGCTGGCGTAAGGCTCTGCTAGTTGTGTAGCCGAACCTGAGGGTGTCAGAGCAGCACCACCAGTACCAGAACGGAAAGTAACTGGTTTGAAGTTACCAGTATTTGCACCTGTACCATTAGGTATTGCTGCACCACCACTTTCTGATTTAAATTGATCTAATAATGCTTGTATTGAACTTAAGTTTCCAGTTTTTTTAATGTCACCATCACCACCTTGAGCTACATACTGTGCTAATTGCGACTGTATATTATCAAAAGGATTAGCAATTTCATCCATACGACTAGCTGAGGCAATTAACGTAGGGTCTGCCGCTGCTTCTGCTGCTGTTATGTTTCCTATACCTTCGGTACTTGCACCTAACTCAGCAATTATCTGCTCTCTTGTTTTAGCACCCGTAGCTAATTGATTTTCATAATAGTCAAGACCTTCCTGACCCACATTTCTACCAAACTGTTGGTTGTACTGAGTGTTTAAAAAGTTAGCATTACTACCTTCGGCAGATTGGGCAGCAAATTTATCTGCTTCTGCTTGAGTTGTGTACCCTTGACCTTCTTGGCTATACCTTAAGTCAGCAAGTACACGCTCCCTGTCTTTAGCGCCTGTAGATAATTCGTTGAGCCAGTATGCTTCACCTGCCTCATCCATCTCGCCTCTGTTAAATTCATTTTGATATTGTTGGCTTAACCAGCCAGCATCACTTATTGTATTTGCCATGTTTGCACCATTACTTAAATTAGAGTTTCCATTCATTAGATTAGCTAATACTTCTGAGGAATCAGCCGCAGTACCTACACCTAAAGATGAAAGTATACCAGAGTTGTTAGAGGCACTATCTGAGGCACTACCACCACTATTAGAATCATTATCACTACTACCACTTTGGGCTAGTTGAGATTTCATCTGCTTAGACAAACCATCCCACTGTTCATCAGAGTAACCTTCTGGGCGTATACTATCTAATTGTGCTTGAGTTAAATTACCTTGACCACCCGCTATAAAAGCATAAGTTAATTGGTTGGTAAGTTGAGGACTACGAGCCATTGCTACCCGATCAGTCTCAGACATAGTAGCCCAATCAGGGTTTGAGGATTCCTGTAGTTTATATTCTAACATTGACTCTTTATTCATACCAAACTGAGTCTGTTCAGCAAAGTCACCTACAGGGTCAAAATTCATATAGGCATCTAACAAACCACCTAAGTAACTATCTTTTCCTATCTTATCGCCTAGCTTTTCTAAAAGTAAATTTGTTAGACCACCAGTAAGACCACTACCTAGGCCTTTAAACATTGTATCAGGTACAGAGTCGGGATAATATGCACCAGTATCACTAGTGCTGAATAGACTAGGCGCATTAGCGTATGTGTTTCCTTGTGTGTTTGGGTTACCCCCAGTATCTTGAATGTTTAAAAAGTTATAGGGGTAGTTTCCTCCAGTAATGTTAGCTAAATCTAGTGGCGTAACTACCGAGCCTGTTTCTGTTGTTCTCCCAGTATTAGTAATATTATTATTATTAGAATCATAAAGAGAACCTATAGCAGCCCCACTTCCTGATCTAACTGCATTACCATATTTATCGACTAACGCCATTACGCTGTCCTTTTCCAAAAGTAAACAACAATGTAAGGCTGACCTGCACCTCCCGTACCTGTTGCTAAGTTACCTGTCTCTTGTGAAGTATCAAAGTTAGTGTCACTTGCATTAATACCAACTAATACACGACCAGAAGCAAAGGATACCCAAGTACCTACGCCTAGTAAGGTTGCAGGGTTAGTAGCTACTATAGCAGTGTACACAGAACCTATAGGGTAAGCTACAGCGTTAATAGAGGCTGCTGTAGGGGCTGCTGCTTTTACAAAGGCTGTAGTAGCTATCTGAGTAGTATCAGTCCCTACAGCAGCCGTAGGAGCCGCAGGGACGCCTGTGAACGTAGGTGCTGCTATAGGTGCCTTGGCTGTAATACCAGCGACTATAGCGGCTTGTGTGAACGCTGTGGTAGCTATCTGTGTACTGTTAGTTGCTGCTGTGGCTGTAGGTGCTACTGGTATGCCTGTGAAAGTGGGGGCACTTAAGTTAGCCTTAGTGCCTATGGACGTTTGTATGCTTGAAAACTCATCATCAATCTCAGTACCACTTACAGTCTTAAGTGAGTTACCTGTAGGTAAAGCGTCCTTTGATGCAAAGTTAGTTGCTTTAGTGTAATTAGACATAGTTAAAGTACCTTACCTTGTTTGGCATAAATTGAAATCTTCTGTAATGACATAGGCGTACCATTTATATCAGTAGTGAATCCTATCTGTATAATGTCACCTGAGCCTTGTGTTGATGCTTTTTGTTCATCTATTAATACTGAACCTGAGTATTTACCTATCCCATATTCAGTTATACCATACTCAAACACAGTACCAGTGTCTAAAGTAAATGTGTAACCATAGTATACTGGACTGTAATCATAACCAATTTTAAGTGCAAAGGTTTGACCTGTAGCACCTACTGTGGTAGCTGATAGTTTCTTTACTATCTTAGTGACGTTAGCCATGCCCAAATCAAAGAAATTACTATAATAAGCCATTTCATATTTAGCACCATTATCCTGATAGCCTGTGTACTTAGCTACTCCATTAGACTCTGCAAAGAATAAGTCAGAGCCTTTAGACAAGAATCCTTTTGGTGACACTGAGGGCCATATTGTAGCTCTGTAGCTTCCATCTTCTAAAGTTGTTCTTGTGTCAAAGCAAAAGGTCTGTTGTGACGTAGGAAAAGTTATTAGGTAGAAAGCGTTAGTTGGTGAGTAGACTGACTTAATTAAATCAATGTTTTCTGCTCGTATTGCCTGTATAACATCATCACGTATGTTCTTAGATATGTCTCGCATAGGTTGAGACTTTTCTTGTACTGTACGATTTAATGAACGTATACCTGTGTTGCTTAAGAACAGTATGTCCTCACCTGTATTCTGTACTGAGTCTCTAGCAATACAACCAACACCTTCAATAACTTCTACTAATGTTAAACTTGCAGTAGTCATTCCAGCTTGAAAGTTATCACCATCACTGTATACAATAATGTTATCTTTACAGAATATAAACAAGTTACCATTGTGGGCACCTAAGGCTACAATCTCGTCCATGCCCTGCGTAAGTACAGATGATATATCTAATGTACCAGAAGTACCGCCCGTCCATTTAGTACCATCAAGTACATCAGTAAAGTAAACTGTAGTTTTATTAGTTGCTGTATCCGCAGCCCATAAACGCCCGTATGCTGCTAATACTGTGTGGGCACTAGGAGGTGTTCCTGCTCTACCTGAGTGTGTGAGTACCGATTGGAAAGTGTTAGCACTCCCATCATTAGTGTACACCAGTGGTAGATAACTTCTTTGAAAAAAGTAATGATGGTCGTTTAGTGTAGCTGTCTGCCAGTTACCTGCTGCTATTGTGTCTGTGGTACTAGGCGTTAGAGTAAGTAAGTTTGTTGTGTCTCTATAAAACTTATCACTACTAAAAGACAACATAATGTCAGTACCATCAAGGTCTTTAAAGTTTGACACACCTTTTAAGTTTACATTAGCGTTAGCACCTGCCGATGAATCTTTGCTTGTGCTTAAGGTCTGCCAACCCTTACGTGAGCCTAGGCGACCATACTTATCAATAATACAGTTGTCTGCTTGTAGTGCAAAACCTTCTTGCAAAGTAACACCAGACTCTTGAGTGTTTAACCCGAAGAACGCTGGTGCTGCAATGGAAGAGGACATTAGTTGCTTTCCCATGATTAACAAGCCTCCCAGATCAGTTCCTCAGGGTGCTTGTCTGCGTCCAGTGCAATAGCATCAGAAAGATAGTTACTAGCTAAAGCCTTAGCTGATACTGCCGACATACCACCATCTTCACCACGTTCCTCAAGTGCCATTGCATAGGCTAAGGCTTGTACAGGTAAATGTGGTATACGTAAAGTATCCGCATCATTAACCAAAGGCTGTGAACGCATAACTACGTTAAAGTAAATAGTGTAGGCAGCGTCAGGTATAGGGTAAAGATCAACCTGTGTATCTCCCCCGACACTTACACCATTGAATACATAATACGCAGGATTGCCCGTAGCTGGTGTAGTGTTTAAAAATGCGTTAGTAAACCAGTGTGGGTCTTTATATTGTAAAAATGAATCACTTGTTAAGTTTACTACGTCTAATATGTTTACGTTATTACCTGAGTCAGTAAGAACATAGTTAAATACTCCACTTTGCGTTACTGCTGTAAGAGTCTGCCGTAGTACCGACCAATTCCATGCTGCTTCCACAAGTTCTTTAGCGTCTTGAACAAAGATACTAATAAGTTTTGAGTAGCTATTCTCATTTACACTAGCAACTTCACGCTCACGTAATCTAAGTAATACGTTGTTTACCATTTCTTTATGTGTTTTCATGTGGCTCTACCATTTAATTTTTCTACTGTTCTAAGACCTGCTAGACCAAGCATAGCTAACGTAAGTTCAAGCATTGCATCTAAAGGTAACTCAGGGCTACCTAGCTCTGGTGCTAACCACTGCAACACAGGGTTAATGACAAAGGCAAACAAGAAACCCATACCGCAAACCCACATGAGAAATGGACGGGCACCAGCCACGAAAATTGACCTGTGACCTGCCTGTACTTTATTAATCTCTGCTTGCATAAGGGCTGGCTTTAAAGCTAACCTTTGTTTCAACAAGTCCCCATGTGCCTTTTCTTCATCAGAAGTAAACACACTGTCAATTATATTGCCAATAGCTTCTATAGGTTGGGCAATGGAACTACCACCGCTAAATAAACTACTTAGTATACCCATTAGAATGTACCTTCCTTAAAGTAAAGCCAACTAGCTAGTAATACTGCACTGGTAATCCAAAGTATCTTTTTAGTAACGGACTTACCTACAGCAAGGTAGAATCTTTCATAAGCCTTGTCTGCCGCTAACTCTGCTATTTCATTCTTCTCTGCTGCTGTTAATTCACGATCATTCATTTTACAAAGTTCCTTTTATATAAATTAACACACCCGAAAATAAAGCTAAAAATAACACAGTTAGTATTGTTACTAATAAACCTGTTTCTACATTCTTTTGTATCTTCTTGTTTCTTAATAGTTGTTTAGATGCTGCTGTTCTTTGTTTCTTAAAAAACTCTGTTCTAAATTGTTGATACTTGTAGTACCCAAGAAGACCTTGTTTATTTAACATAAACTCTAATTCTTTTTCTTGCTTTTCTATAGTTTGTTTTGCTTGGTACGCAGCTAGTACATCTCCCGTACCCATCTTAGCTTTCTGTTCTATAGACTGACTTGCGCCAAAGTATTTAGTTAAAGCTGAACCTGCATCTGCAATATCTTTGCCATTAGAGAGTGTAGTCTTAATAACTTTAAAAGCAGCGTTGGCTATCATAAGCTCTGCTAACATACCCATACCCTCCTTGTGTACTCTTGAGGAATACCGTATGGCTCCCTAGATGGTTGCACTACGAGGTACTCTGCATTTACTCTGTTTACTGATGGTTCAATTAATAAAGATTGACCTAAGGGTGCTAGATCAGGTGACACGTGGACAGGATATAACTCTAAAGGGCTAGACCACATCAAATACCTCTCATATCCTTAACACAGAAAGCTGTGATAGTTTTTTCATCTGTTACTTTAACTACTGCATATCCTACCATCGGGCTAACCACAGGCTCATAGCCTCCTATTGCACCTACACGAATTAACTCTTGCCTACAATTATTAAATGTACTGTAGCTAGACATAATCAAAGGTACTTTAGGCTCACCAGTAGCAAGCATAGTGGCTAACACGATAGCCCACATTAGTAGTTACTGCGTATTTTCATTGTCTTCTTAGCTGGTGTTTTCTTCTTTTTAGGTTTAGCTGGTGGACGCCCTACTTTAGTACCATACGTTCCTTTACCTTGTGGCATGATTACTTACCTCTATTTTTAGCTGTTGTTGATAGTTCACTTTTATGGAATAAAGGCTTGCTAGTTTTAGTGTGTTTTGCACCTGTCATAGCCTTACCTGCTGTTTTATGAATAGCCCCTTTATGTTCAACGCCACTCTTTAAGTAATGTCTAACTCCTTTCATAAGCTATTTCACCTTTCTTTTTTTAGCTGTTTTAGCAGCGTTAACAAAATCACTAGCTTTAGGTCTACCTTTAGCACCCTTAGGTTTCATTACTTCTTTAGACCCTGCTTTGATTCTTTTCTTCTTAGCATTGATATTTGCGTACAGACTCAAGATCACCTCCTATTGCTACCATTTTTCCCTATTAGCCCAGTATGCTGCACTGGTCTTACCTTTGGCAATATTCTTACCATGTCGTGCTTTAAATGACTTACGTTTAGCTTTCATAGCTTCTGACTCGCCAGCTTTAGGCTTACCTGCTGTACTAGCACCCTTCTCACCAAAACGAATCATACGATCTTTTCCGTTATCTTTAATAAGAACCACATGGGACTTTTTGCCTTTAGAACTAGCCTTAGGCTTGTTGTAACCTGAGAAAGTTTCACCTCTGTAAGTTATGCTCATGGGGCTGTGGGCCATGTAATTGTTGTAGGGAAGTTTTCTTGTGCGGGTACATTACGTAGTGCAGTTCGGTATGCAGTCATAGCTGAACTCATAGTAGGTGAGTCTGGCATTGCGGCCCAATCAGTAGCTGCTAATAATCCATCACGCTTCTCACGGGCATCTGCTGCAAGAACTGCTGTAGCTTCTGCTACTTCTGCGTCTGTTAGATCAACCGCCTCATGCGCCAATACCCACTCACCGCTCACTAGGGTTGGTATCCAAACTTTAATCAAGTGCTGCCCATCACCTACTGTTGGAGTGACTTCGGTCACAGGGTAGGTATTAAAAGCTGCCATGTCAGCAACACTAGGCTGCTTGGGAAAGCTTGTGTTTGGATTGTCTTTTCGTAGCATACCAAGTGAATATGGGTATTGCTCTACTGTACTGCCGTTTGCTTTAATTAATAGCATTGTTTGTTTCCTCTTCTGCTATGTTGGTATGAAGTCTTCGCCAGCTTTCGGGGAGGCGACAGGGGTAAAGTCTGGCCCTGACCCTGCATTTTTACCTAAGTTTGAGCTAGGCATGGTGGCGTAAATGTATGGTTGGTTGCCTGTCGGATTAGAACCGTCTTCTCCTAAATCTGCTGGGTAGCCTAGTTGGTCAATAAATTTATTTCGGTTTACCTCTTGAGAAAAATCAGTGTATTCATTACTAAAATACACATTTGCTATTTCCCCTGTTAAGAACTGGCCTGACGTTGCGTTGCTTCTTCCAATGTTAACGTGAGTCGATGATGCAAGACCTAAAGTGTCATTTGTGAAGGTAGACCAATCACCAGACGCTATGCTTTTATTTACTCCGTTGAAATATATTTTAAACTTAGACGCATCAGTCATATCACCCGATATTAAATAAATATCCCATTGATTCTGTCTTCGTGAAATTCCATCAATTTGACCAGAAAGAATGGTACTGCCAGACGAATTTTTTCCATATATTTTAATGTTTGAGGTGTTTGATTCAACTGTAAAATATACAATATTGGAGCTATTTGAAAAAGCAATGGTAGCCTCGCCATTATCTCCTGTTGAATGGTTTATCAACATTACTAAGGTAAATGTTTTACCCGATGTTGCCGATGGAGAAGTCATGTTTAAATACTGAGTTTCAGCATTACTAAACTTAACACTCCTAGCCCAAAACTCACTACCGCCCCTAGCATGTGTATACGGCCCTGAGTTAACAGTAAAGTCTCCTCCACTACCTAAGTTGTTACCTGCATCATTGCCGATCATAGGCAGAGCGATAAGAGGTGTAACGCTAGTGTCAGCAATAACCTTGCGTACCGAGTTAGGGCGATTGGTGTCTGAGTCCCAGAATGGGTTATCTGCGGCTAAGTCTGTGTATGTTGTGTTGAAGTAAAGTTCACCTATTGTTGCATTTGAATGTAGGGAACTATAGTCTTTCCCAATAAAATACTGAGAGGCAGTAAAATCAATAGCGACATTAGAAAACGTAGCAAAAGACCCGCCTGAGTCAATACCATTTATAAATACTTTACTTGCGCTTTGGTTTGCCATATTTATTGAGATTGTTATTAAATTTGTAGCCCCTCGTAATTTCTGATCTAAATTAACATTCCAATTCATAATTACTGTATTTGATGACGAACCCCTAGCCTCAAGCCTTAAAACATAATCGAATATATCCGCTGAAAATTTACTAGGCCAACTACCTGTGCCTATGCTAAATATCTCCCCGTGATTAGACCCTCCGTCAACTACAAAACTCAACGTAAACAACTTTGAATCCGAAAGACCTGAAATACTTGATCTACTTAAATAATCAGCACTACCATCAAACTTACTAGCACTACAGTTATCCTGATTAGGCCCACGCTCTGCGGTAGCTAATACACCATTGACAGTGAAGTCACCGCCTGTACCACTGTTAGAACCTGCTGTGGCTGCATCCTTCATTGGCAGGTAGAGGATGGGGCTAGATGGTATTGTGCTAGAAGGTTTTCCGTCAGCGTCTATGAATAAACGTCTGTTGGATGTGGTGCTTAGATCACGATAGGTGTAGTCAAGGAATACATGGGCTAGTCGGCCCTTGAGTTTTTGTGATGCAGCATTTGCCCCTACTCTTATCGTTCCATTATCTGGTGTAAAGTTAATAGTCTTGTCGTTATACCATCCTGAGCCTTCGGATTCATACCAATCTGCGGATGATGTAACATTTACATCGTTTATATACACATGACGCAGCCTAGTGCTGACACCGCCATTTACATTTATAGATACTAAGATATTTGACCATGTATCAAGTGGGATTGTGTTTGCTGGTAAATTAGAATAAAAAGCTGGATTACCACCAGAGGGGCCATATCCGACAATGCCTAATCCTCCATCTTTGTCTGGTTGAATCCAAAAGCTACCTACATTATAAACTCCTATTGTGCCATTATAACCAGAGGGTATATAAACCCAACAACTAAAAGTAAACGTCTTACCATCAGCATTATTCGTCATATCGCTGCTACGACTAAGGTAATCATTAGTCCCATCAAAGCTAACCGCTTCTGGCAATACTTCACCCGATACAGGGTTAGTGCCAAGTAACTTCTTTTCAATAGTCATTAAGCCATCCCTATTCCACTTGCGATTCCGTACCAAATAGTCCCACCATCACAGGTTGTAAACGTAAGCACATCAACTCCACTGGCAGTTAAGGTAGGTGCAGTAGCAGCAGGCCAATCTACGCTAGATGGGAATGTCAAGGTGGCTGAACCGCCATTTGTGATAATAAGGGTAAATGAGCCAGCAGTGCCAGAAGCAGGGGGATTCGTAAAAGTTAATGTTTGTCCACCAGACAATGTGTATGTTTGAACATTACCAAGCGTTAGGTCTACTGCGTGTGCAGCCATAGCCACCTTAGTCTCGCCATAGTCTTTTAAGACAGGACGCTGGACTAACTGATCAGACATTTGCAGAGCGCCCGTCATAGTGCCGCCAGCCTTTGGTAAAGCTGCCCCACTTGTATTAGTTGTTGTTGTAACGTCTGATTGTTTTGCTAACTCTACCCATGCTCCTGCATGAGCATAATAGGCTTGCCCTGTGGCGTGTACGTGAGCAAACATTCCATGATACGTAGTAGCAGAAGGAAGATCGCTAGTCTGGGCATACATATTAGAGAATAAAATCTTACCTGTGCTAGTAATAGTGTTTGCACCCATTGCCAAACCACCCGTCATAGTACCACCAGCCTTTGGTAAAGCTGCTGCTGCCGTTGCGGTAGTAGAGGTTAAGATACCATCACGTGTAGCTACGTCTACTCCATCTATTGTAGAGTTAGTTGCTAAGGCTCCTGTAAGAGTTCCACCAGATATTGGTAAAAACCCTGCACGTGGTATAGTAAGGTCAGCATTGCCGCTACCATCCTCAGGTGTTAAAGTGACTGAGCCATTAGCACTGTTTAATTTGATTGACATAATATTAGACCTTTAAAGTGATTTCTGCGTTTCGTAATAATGGACTTCAAGTACACTAGATAAAGGAACAGTAAGAACTACTCCATGATTAACTACAAAGTTTGAACCTGTGTTGTAATACGTATTATTGTCTAAAACCAGACTTGACGATATAGTTCTGTTAGTCCATGCAGCAGGTTCAACTACTGTTGTAGGAGACACTACTTGCCAAGTAGAACCATTGTAAACTTTAGTAGTATTGGCAACAGTATTGAAGTACAAATCACCTGTTGATAAGTTTGAATTAGGGTCGGAATTTAACGCCCCGTGGAATATTCCTTGGAATGTACTTAAAGAACTAGCTGCTGCTGTAGCTGACGTAGCTGCATTACCTGCGCTAGTGGACGCCTCAGATGCTTTAGTAGTTGCAGTGTCAGCTTTAGTAGTTGCAAGGTTTGCTTTAGTAGTGGCTGTGGCTGCTGACGTAGAAGCTTCACTAGCCTTAGTTGTTGCAGTAGAGGCAGATGTAGAACCTTCACTAGCTTTAGTTGTTGCTGTGGAAGCAGAAGATGCTGCTGCCGTAGCTGAGTTTGCTGATGCCGTAGCACTACTGGCTGCTGCACTAGCACTGTTGGCTGCTGCTGTCTGACTAGAAGATGCAGCAGAGGCTTTATTTGTAGCTATGGTTCCTTGTGCTACTGCTGTGTCTTTACTGGTAGCTGCTGCCGTAGCACTTAAGGCGCCTTGTGTAGCTGCGTTAGCTGCTGCTGTAGCTGAACCTGCTACTGTTGATTCACTGTTTGCCGCAGTAGTAGCACTATTAGCTGCTGCTGTAGCTGAATTAGCGGCATCTATTGCCTTTTGTGTTATTTCGTTAAGAGTGGAGTCTTGTGTCGAGTCACCTGACCCTCCTATACCACGATATATTGCCATATTTGCACCACTTTAAGAATTTTAATAAATAAAAAGGGAACCGCAGTTCCCCTTTAGTGTTACTTATAGTAGTTAACCATTCACTGCTAACATGAATCCTGTCTCAGGACGTAGTACCTGAGTACCATATAAGCGGTCAGCAGTATACAAGGTTCCTAAGAACTCTTGCTTGTACTGTGTCTGTGAACGTACACCTTGTTGCTCTGCAAGTACCATAGTATCCTTATGGCCCATTAGTGCGCCACGGATAATACCACCAGCAGTTGCTCCGTTTTGAGCCGCAGTCTCAAGAGTAGGACAGTTAGTAGACACATAAATGTCAATACCATACAACTCACCGATCTTACCATTAACAACGCCTTGACCATTAACAAAGTCAGAGCTAACGTAGCGATCAATACCCATGATGCTGTTACGTAGTGCAGGTGGAATAACTAAGAAGCGTCCGTCCATAGGTGCGTCTGCATCATCCAACTTCTGTACCATGTCACGTAGGAAGCTATCAGCAAATACGTCAGCAGGAATAATCGTGTCTGCTGCATATGCTGTAGTGCCAGAAGTAGCATCATTGTAGAATGTAGCACTGGTGATAAAGTTAGAACCATCACCATCACCAAAAGACTTACCAAGGGTAAATAGATCATCATCTACTTGCTTACCTAGGGCATAGCCAGCATCACCAGTATAGAACTGACGTAGTGAAGCAAGTGCTTGTACCTCAGTAATATCTTCGATCATACGTGAGTATTCAAAGTGCTTGTTAATAGTTACCAAAACTTCTGTTTCTGTAGCGTTCTGAATAGTAACTGCTGTGTTTTCTGCTTTAGCATTAGCAACACCACGGGTAGGCTTAGGGATATGAATAGTATCGCCTTTCTTACCTTGCATTGCAATTTTTTTAGTTAAAGGTGCAAGTACAAGTGATTTCTCATACGCTGCAATTACTTCGTCAGACCAAATTTCGGGGATGAACTTTGCTGCTGATGTGTTGTCTACAATACCGCCCGTGGCGGGATATGTGGAAGTAGCCATTTTTAATTACTCTCTATAGTTAGGTTATTTGACCCTTTTCTCAGCGTATGCTAGTGTAATATCGTCTGAGAGTGCTAAATAGCGTTCTGGGTCTGTTTTCATAAGTTTAATAATGTCAGTTCGTCTATAGATTTTCTTGGAAGTACCTGAGTCGGGATTGCCACGTGTGTAGCCATTCGACCCCTCTTTGACAGCTTTCTGCCTTCCTGCTTTTTCTGCTTGAAGTGTTTGATTAATAGAGCCAGCACGATCTTTCCATAACGAGAAAAGTTCACTTGCTGCTTCCATATCAAAATGTTGGTCTGCCTGTACAAACATACGAGTCCTAATCTTAGAAGCTTGAATCCACTCAGCAAACCTAGGGTCTTTTACAATCTCAGGTATTTCTGGGTGGTCTTTTTGAAGAATTGCCATAGACGTTTGTTGTTTATACGCACGTGTAGATTCTTCTGCTGCTTTTACTGATGGATGATTCTCGATTGCTTTACTGATAGCCTTTTCTGGGTCAGAATAAAAATCTATGTCTTCATCTGTGTCATTAGCCGTTTGTGCTGGCTTCTGATCGTTGAGTTGTGTGTTGATATAACTATCGACTACTTTACGTAAGTCACCTACTTCTGAGCTTTGGCGACCTAGGAGCTTTTCAGCTTCTTGGTGCATCCGTACTACATCTTCAAGTGATTTACCATTGTACTTATCTGGGACTGCCTCAGTTTCACTTGACTCTAGGTTTTCCTCTTGCAAAGGTTCCGTAGTTTCTTGTGTATTTTGAGCCATATCATCTAAGCTATCAAAACGCTCGTTTTTAAAGTCCTCTTCGTTTTCGAGGATAACTGCTGCCATATTAAACTCCGTACCTTAGTATTGTGGAGAAGTGATTAAAAATGAAAGCTTCCTAAGACTAGGAGTTGGCTTTCTCTGCTTGCACTCTACCTCGTTCATGGTCTTTAACCCATTTTAGAGTTGCTCCAGCAAAGTCGCCAGAGAAAGGTTCTAAAGAAGAACGTGGAGAGGAAAGTTGTCTGGTTGCTAAGGCACTACAGGACTTACATTTCTGTGTGTCTGGTGAGCCTTTAACCATGTGTTCGTTGATGTGTCCTAGTGTGCATTTGTAATCGTACATTTTATACATTAGCATCTTCACTCAAGGACTCTTGTCCACGTAGATTAGTTTCTTCTAGTTGAAGAAGAGTGCCAAGAATATTAAGTTGTCCCTTACGGAAGTAAAGGTCTTCAATAGTCTTAACCTGTTCTACAGAGTCAATGTTAGGAACTTGTAGTTTTAAGTCTTTAATTAGTAAACCCCAACCTTCCATGCGAAAGAGGTCATTCATCTGCCTAAAGTAAACTTCTAATTCGTTATCTGTCATTTATACTACCTATTATACCATGTTTTTAACAAAAAGTCAAGATTTTTCTTTACTTTTCTTAGAAAGTGTGGTATTAGAGGCCACTAGGGACTCTAATGTTTCCATTTGCCCCTCTAGCTTGGTTATTTTGTTCAAAAGCTTGCTGTAGCTCTCGTTGATTTGCTCCACTACTTGCTGGAGGTCGCGTTGAGATACCATTTTGCTGTCCTTGTGATTTTAAAGTAATTTCTTTATCTTTTAAGATACGATCTGCAACTGCAAGCCTACGTTCAAACTCACGATCATCATTTTCACCATCCTTTAGGTTAGTAGTGATAGCTCTGATACGATCAATCTCCATTTCTTGTGGTATAGCCTGAGCTTCTACCATAAGTTTCTGTGCCCTAGCCTTAGATTCCTCAGCTTGTGAAGATAAGGCGGCTGTTTGTGACGCTTGGAACGCTAATTCAGCTTGTCGAGTCTCTTCACCTGCTTTCTGCTGCTCTGGTGTAGGTTGAGAAGCTTTATCAATTAAACCTATTAACTCTTCCCTGTTGGCAACATTCATATTATCAACAATAGACTTAAGCATGACAGGGTAGTAAGGTGTATCCTTACCCATTGTCTGTAATAGTTGTACTAACTGGCTTACCTCATACTCCCTAGCAATAATACCTAAGGAGCTAGTTGCATTAAATTTATAGTCACTAACGGGGTAAAGCTCAGGCTCATACTGCATATAACGCCAAGCAGCCTTAGATACGAAAGGTATCAAGAAAGACTCTTGGAAGTTAATCAAGGTGCGCTTGTGTCGCTTAATGATTGCACCTAGAGACATTGAAATGCCAGCAGCAGTCGCCTCACCATTTATAGAACCTCCAACACCAGAAGAGTCTACGGCACCTGTCGATTGTTGAACCATAGTCTGTAGTGCTTGAGCCTGAGCAAAAGTTATTTGGCTTACGTTGCCAAAGTTGAATGGGTTGATAATCTCTTTAGGGTCACCATTGGTTAGTAGTATCTTACCAGCACGAATCTCTGGCTTAGTGCCCCTAGGGATGCGTGTAGCGTCCATAGCAAGCATAGGGTGTACTGTTAGTGCTAGGGCGTCTATACGTGCCCGTAGCTCTGCGTCTAGGGCTTTCTGGCTGTTGTATCCTTTCTCACAGACACCTCGACCATAGAAACGACTAGGCACTACGTCCCAAGGAAACGCCACTACTGGTCGATCTTTCATCATGTAAGGGCTTGGCTCGGCCTTGAGTAAGACAGACTCGTTACCTAGTATTACAATAGCTTCAATGTAGTAGCTTTCTTTTTCATCTTCTTCTAGATCATAGTCTAACTCTTGCTCAAGTAAGTGACGAGGTACTAGACCATAATACTTTGTAAGCCTAACCTTATCATCCTGATGTACAGTTAGCTCACTGTCAGGCTCTAAGTCAAAGTCTTCACTAGCGTTGCCTATGTAACCTTCTCGGTAGACTCCTTGCTCTTGTAGTTGCTCTACTAAGTGAGAACTGACAAACTCGTCAATGGCTACACCTAAGGCCTCTTCAATGTTAGTGGCTACAGGGTCAATACGGAAGTTCTGAGGTAGGATAGGACGTAGACGTACTACAGTGCGTTTAGTGATGTTAACGCCCACAGCTTCCATAGAGCCGCCCATGACTTCCTCAGTCGCAGGTTTCATCTCATTAATTTCTTCTAAGACAACCTCTCCTATGCCGTTACCAAAGACTGCTGAGTTAATTAAACACTCACTTACGTCCCTACGTATCTTGGCTAGGTCAAAGTCCTCATGTAGCTTCTTACGCAAGAACATAATGTCTTGAGTCTCAGAGTCACCCATGTTGTCTTTAATGTCAAAGTATTTGCCACGACCAAAGGTAGCCTCTTCTATCTCAGCTACGTTAGACTCTACTGCCTGTTGTAGGGCAGGTGCAATGATCTGACTACGCTCTGCTTGTCGTGTCTTGTCACTAGCGTTCCAAATACCTCGCCATAAGCGATAGTATTCCTCATGCTTCTGTGCGTAGTTATTCTCGTAATACTCTCCCCACGTATCTACCTTATTGAGTACCCAATCTTCTAGGCTTTGCTCAATGATAATAGGGTCTGTACTTTCGTTGTAGTCATTCATGTGTTTAGTATCCGCTAATTGAGTCTAGGGTTTCAAAATCATCTTGTTCTTCAAAGTTGCCTATGTAAGCTACCTTGGCTAATTGGTCTATGTAGGCTAAGGAGTCTACCAAGTCGTCATGTGTTAATGGGTCAGGAAACTGAAATAACTCATCACAGAAACGTGAGTGCCATTCTTTCTTCTTCTTGTTAAGGGTAATACGACCATGTTCAAAACGACCTTGTAAGGCCCACATAACTCTGTCTGTTTTCTTTTGGTTTCCATGAGTTAATTCTTCAACTCTAAAAAAGAATGATTGTCTTTTCATCATATCCATTAAGGGAGACATAACAGCTTGTTTGCTTATACCTTTCTCTATACCTACTGACAAGGGTTTATAGTCTCGTACTGCTTGGAATATTTTCTGAGCTGTTTCATCTAAAGTCCATCGACCATAGATCATATCTTCGACAAACCAACCATCTTCATTGACAAACACAATAGCTAAGGAAGAGTTATCCAATCTACTTGTCTTACCTTTCTTTTTAGACACATCTTGGAAACCAGCCAAGTCAATAGCAATGTAGTAGTCTCCGTCACCTGTAGGCTTAGAACCGAATGATAACCATTCTTCTTTAAACATCTCAGAGCCTTGGTTCTTAAAGGAGGCCATAAACTCTTGTTGGAAAGCATGGGTAGACATACTTTTCTTAGCTACATCTATTTCGTTAGGGTCTAGGGTTTCATTGTCGTAACTGGTAAAGTGCCATGCAGAGAAAGTTTCATCATCGTCACCAGACAACTCTGCGTACTTGTATAGGTCATAGAAGTGATTACGACCCTTAGGTGTTCCTATGAATAAGCAGCTACCCTTTTGGTCAGCTAAGGCTGGACGTAGGATTTCTTCAAACACCTCAGGTTTCATGTCTGCATACTCGTCAAGCACTAGGAACTTTAGACTTACGCCTCGCATAGTGTCTGGTCTGTCTGCACCCTTAAGGCTAATGGTAGAACCATTGATTAGGGTTATCTGCATATTGTTTATGTGTGAACTTCGTATGACAGGAGCACCTAGCTCGACTAGTAGTTTCCACATAATGTCTCTAGCCTGACCTTGTGTAGGCGCTACGTAGAACACGTGTGAGTTAGGTAGGTTAGCCTGTAGGCCGTTGACAACCAACAACCAAGCAGCTAGGCGTGACTTACCACACCTTCGACCTGCTGCAACTACTCGGAATCTAGTCTCATCTGCCCATACTTTCTTTTGCCACTCAAGTAGTTCTATGCTTAGGTCGCTCATACTAAAGTATACTCCCCTTCTTGAGCATCTTCTTGATCATCAGGAGACTGAGGAGAACTTATGTCAGTTTGGCCTACACCAGTAATGTTAATCTGTATGGCTGACTTGCCTCCACCCTTAATGATTTCTTTCTCAAAGGCTGCTATAGGGGCTACCCTGTCCATGACAAGTTTCCATGCTGACGCTTGGTTCTTATGGTCATGGTCTAAGGCTGCATCAAAGATAGCATCCAGAACTTTAGCTGACTTAGGTGACGCAAGCATCCTAGCTTTGTACTCGTTTATAATTGTAGCGTCACCTTTAGGCCGACCAATAATCCCCTTAGGTTTCTTTAGTGCTGCTTTAGGTGGCCTACCTTTTCTTTTAGCTACTATAGGTTCTTTAGTAGTTGACAAATCAATTACCTCTGTGTTGAGATTGAAGAAGTTAAGTGTACTTAAGTATACTTAAGACTCTTAAAGCTATTCTTTAATTTATAAACAAAGAAATAACTAAAAGGTTCTTAAGAAGCTTTACAACATAAGTATATTATAACATATTTAGAGCAGAAAGTCAATCTATTTCTCATGTTTCTTTTGTAAACATATGTTTCCTTTAGTGTGCATATGATAATGAGAGTCATTCCCATGTATACCAATAAGTTACCTGTGTTTTCTTTTGTAATCTTTTATTGACTTTTGGTTGCTTGTGTCAAAGCAAAATGCTACTTTTTTGTGCCTAGGTGGTAGCCTTAGTTTATAGAGAACACTCCAGCCCCCCCGTCCCCTTAAGTTATCCACAGGCTCTTAAGTTATCCACAGGCAGCACACAGGTTATCCCCAGCTTATCCACAGGCCTCAAGGCACCTGAGTTGTCCACAGGTTTATCCACAGGCTACCTAAGGACTTGAGTTATCCACAGGTAATCCACAGATATATCCACAGATATATCCACAGGTTCTTGAGTTAACATAAGTAACTTAGGTATGCAATAGCGTGACTATTGTGTCTTGTGTAGTCACAGCTTGACAAGTGTATGCCTAGGTGGGTGCCTATGGAGACACTTGACACCCAAGCAAACCTGTGAGTCTGTGGATAACTCTGTGCATATGTGTATAAGTTATCCACAAGTATCTGAGGCTTTATATAAGCCGTTTTAAGGGTAGCTTACGCACCCTAGACACATTGCTATATCTCAGGTGAGAATCAAGCTTAGAGTAATTTATTGACTTTATTTGTATTTATTTGTTTACTTTGTTTATTGTTTGTGATACTCAAGACTCCTTATGCTTCCAATATAAAATTAAATGAAATAAAAGCTTGACACTTTTGTTTATTCAATTATACTTAACCCAACAACAACGCAACAGCAGCACAACAGTCAAAATATTGACACTAACCTAAAGGGTAACACAATGACTAACTACACTACTGACGCACAAATCGACGCACAAGGCCTCAAGCATGAGGCATGGCTAGAGGCCAGCATTATTGCCCAAAGGCACATGTTTAACACTGCTAGAGCTAAAGGCGTGGCCATACTAGCTTGGAAAGACGCTGCATCACAGGTGCTTCATGACTTCCATAATGATCATCATTTTGTAGTTATGGCACAAAATGAAAAGCTAGAGTTTGTAACATGGGTATGGGCTAATGGTGGCTTTCATGATGGTCACTACTATAGTGACAACGAGTTAAAAGCATGGGCAGAATTTAAGGGGCGCAAGTAATGATTATGACAAATAAAGAGCGTTCCGACTTCATAAAAGCTTGTAAGCAAGAGGTCAAATCGGCTGTTGTCGAATCTATGACAGTAAAAGAAAAGAAAGAGTTTGATAGATTTTGTCATGCTCAGGAATATTTTAAAAACAATCCAAAGGGGCGCAAGTAATGGGGGTATATACTACTGATATGATTTGTATGTCAAAAGCTGCTATAGAGGCCGCTAGGGAATCACAATGGCAACGATTTTTATATCGTAAATGGCTAAGAAAACAAGCTGAAAACGTAATAGAAAAGGGGCGCACGTAATGAATAATATAGGAATGACTGAGGCACTAAGGCTAGAGCTAGTAAATGCCGTTGAGGCAATGGATAGGGCTGTGATCAATGGCGACTATCCATCATTTAAAAAGAATAGAGACATTAAACATTTTCTTATGTTTGACATACTGCCCGACTTTGGCAGTATTGAGGATACTATCAGTATGAATAGAACATTATAAATAGAATTGTATTGTCAGATAGGCTCGGTTAAACTCAGGCCTATCGAATAACGCAATTAACAATAACAAGTGAGTACACTATTATGATCAAACTATCTAAAGCAAGTAAAATGCCTTGTCGCTCTTGGTCGCTTGAGGCGCTTGTAACGTGCCCTGCTAGCCTAGAACCTACCACAGGCGAGCTAGTAGACGCTTGTAAAGGTTGTTATGCCACTACAGGAAACTACCGCTTTCCCAATGTCAAAGCGCCTAGAGCGCACAACAAAGAGGATTGGAAGCGTAGTGAGTGGGTATCAGATATGGTGGCAGAACTAGACAACGATAGGTATTTTCGATGGTTTGATTCGGGTGATATGTATGACATTCGACTAGCTCGTAAGATGCTAGCAGTAATGGAACAAACACCACATTGCAATCATTGGCTACCTACACGTATGCACAAATTTTCCAAGTTTAACGACATTATTAATATTATGTCTAGGCTATCTAATGTGGTGGTGCGCTTGTCTAGTGATAGTGTACTAGGCGACACAATAGACACTGAACTACCCACAAGCACAATAATACCTACTCTAGAATATGCTGATAGTAGTATGTTCGTGTGTTATGCCTACGAGCGAGAAGGTAAATGTGGTACGTGTCGGGCTTGTTGGTCTAAAGAGGTCAAAACTACAGCATATGTGGCTCATGGGGTATCTATGGCTAAAGTAATTCGTTTGATTGATTTAAAAGAGGCGGCATAAAATGTTAAACCAAGAATTGATTGAAATACACTTAAACAATAGTGATTTAAACCTCGGCAATCTAGCGGCAATAGCTAAAATATCTGTAAATGAAGCAAGGGTTATCTTTGAGCATCATTACAACAACAATGACTTTTTAGAGTATCCATACTATCAACTTGAAAAAAAACCATTTGAGAAGAGGTAACACAATGCGAGACCACACACACAAGAGCCTACAGGCGTCTTATCAGGTGCTTAAGCAGGAAAGGCAAGCTAGACTAGTAGGTCAGGCCTTAAGCTTGTCAGGGGCGCTCATAGGCGTTTTCTGTATCATATTCGCCACACACGTGGCGCTAAACTAATTATAATCAAAAGGATAAATTATCATGGCTAAATATCAAAAGACTGTGGATATATGGAAACTATCACAAGAGCAAAGGAAAGGCTTACAAGCAGGACAATGGATAACCGCAGGTAAAGACGGCAAGTATGAAACTAAGGGCATATGGTGCGGTGTAGGCAAGTCTGGAAACGATGTTGCCATATGGCTAGGGAACCTAGCAAGTCGCAAAGGGGCCGCAAGGCTTGAGCATATACGCTTTATGATGCAATACGCAAAAGGATAAATTATGGATATTTTAGAAAAGTTAGACCAAGTGCAGTATGACTTTAATTTTCAACACGCCATAACGACTAATGACGCTGATTTATTGGTAGCATCGTTGAGCGACCATGGCGTACTAATAACCATAGCAAAAGCTAATGAGCTGCTAGTAAATTTAAGAAAAGAGGAGGCCTAAGGCCATGAGTAAGAATAAATTAAGTAACGAAGCAATAGAGCTATACAACAGCCTACTAGATTTATCGTGGAGCGAGCCTTACATAATTATAGATAACATCCAAGCAGCCACAGGCCTAGGACGCTCTAAATTGCTCCCTATGCTTACTGAACTGGTATGCGCAGGTAAGGTATTGTATGGTAACGAAGAGGCCTTAGGCGTAGTTTTACAGACCTACACGCCTAAGATCAAGGGAGTGGCGTATGGATTTCCATTAGACTACTTCAAAAACTACGATGAATATAAGAAAAATAAATTAGAACCTAAGGGTATTTAACAATGCAATATGTAATGGATATAGCACTAATACTAGGCCTAATAACTTTATACACTATAGGCGTCATGTTTGCCGTAAGTGTACTAGGCGCTACAATAGCGGTATTAATAACCTTTTTAAGTAAGTAACAAGGGAGTAAATGAGATGAAATGCAAAGCTTGTGACACACAGTTTTTAAATGATTATGAATTAAGCAGAAAAGAGCCAGACACAGGAGAATTTTTAGATTTATGCGGAAAATGCTATACAACTAGCACACATGCAATGTATAATATCAGCCTAGACGTAAATACAAACATAAATGAAGTTAAAGGGGATAGCCCATGGCTAACAGCACGATAAACATTGAGATAGACGTATTAAATGTAGATGTAGCACTAGAAATCGAGGTTCAATGGCATATGAGCGAAGCTGACGAGCTTACCATAGACGATTTTCATGGTTATCATTTTGACATAAAAACGGGTGAGTATGACCGCATACCGCCTTGGTTACATAAGATCATTGAGACTACTTACTTACTGGAGGAGGAGTATTTAGACACAATCCATTTAAATTGTGATGAGAATACATATTAAATTAAAATAATGCTTTACACGTTCTTTGTTCTTTGGTATAATATACTTAAGAACAAAGAAAACCTTTAGTTAATTCATTAATTATTAATTAAAGAATAACTTAAGTAGTTCTTAAGTAGGCCAATGATGGTCAAAACACTAAACCCGAAAGGATAATTTATATGTCAGTAATTCAAGGCAGTGCAGCGTTTATCAATTTGTCAGAGCATGAGCTTTACCAAGGTCAATCAACTGGTAAGTATTCATTAACAGTCACTTTAGATGATAAGTCTATTGAGCAGCTAGAGGCTCAGGGTGTCAAAATGCGTGAGTATGAGGGTCAGAAACAACGCAAGTTTGCCAGTAAGTTTAACGTACCCTTATATGAGGCCGATGGTGATGAGTTTATGGGTCAGGTCACCCGTGGTTCCTTGGTTCGGGTACAATATAGCTTAGGTGACGAGCACCCAGTCCACGGATTTACACCATACTTAGATAAGGTGAAAGTGCTGGAGCTTGCCTCAGGAAACACAGACGAGGACTTCTAAGGCCTCTTAAGTTAACCCCTAGCCCTACTATTCCCCAGTAGAGCTAGGCACCTTACAACGCACTACAGGAGCTTACAGAGCTATATGAAATATGAGAGAATAGAAAGTACCTTTGTTAAGCATGGGCCATGTGGTTCTTGTGGTTCATCTGATGGTAAGGCTATATACAGTGATAACCATTCCGTTTGTTTTGTGTGTGACGCATATGAGCATGGGGATGGTTCAGTAGTTAACCCCAATAAGACAAGAGCGAGGCCTTTAGAAATGACAGGCACTATTACAGCAATACAGGATAGACGCATAAGCATGGAAACGTGCAAACAATATGGCGTAACCACAGAATCTAAGGATGGTAGCATTAGTAAGCACCATTACCCATACCACAGTCAGGAGGGCACCACAGTAGTAGGCACTAAGGTACGTAATGTAGCGACCAAGGATTTTTATGCCACAGGCGACT